TCTCTAAAAACAATAGCCTTACATCTTAACTGGTGTGAGGTTTTTTATTTGCGCTATCCAGTTCCCAATATACTCATAGCAGTGGGCGAATCATCTTATACAAGGGTAGATGTGGCGCAAACCTAATTCACGGCAAGTGATACATCTACACACGCCTTTTCTAGAAACGCGGACAGTCTGTGCTACTGATGATGTGAGAAGCCCCTAAACACTTAGCCAGAGGCTAAACAATTTTCATCCAAAGGATAAAACAGCCAGAGGCTAAATATGGCAGCGAGATTAAGAAAAACACATCAAGACGATGTAAGAACAAAAATCAAAGTAACAGAGTTAATAAATCGCGTTCAAGCATACGCATTAGGCGAGCTTTCAGACGATGACGTTAGCTCTAATAGATTGAATGCAATCAAATTGTTACTTGCAAAAACGCTACCAGATTTAAGCTCGGTTGAAATGACAGGTAAAGACGGCGATAATTTAATCCCGCCTAGCATTACATTTATACCTTATGCAAATAAGCCTAAGTGAAGAGCAATATCATTTTGTTAGCACGGAATCGCAATTTCCTGCTTTGTGCGGTGGCTTCGGAAGCGGTAAAACGAGCGCAGGAATTTACAGGGCATTAGCAAAAAAACTACAATACCCCAAAAATAACGTAGCTTACTATTTGCCTACTTATGACTTAGTGAGAAATATTGGCTATCCTCGCTTTTCTGAAATCTTAGAAGAGCAAATAAGAGTTCCATATAAAATAAACCGTTCTGAAGCTTATATAGATGTTGCAAGCTTTGGGCAGATTATATTTCGCACAATGGACACACCAGAGAGAATTATTGGTTATGAAGTTGGTGATAGCGTGGTGGATGAATTAGACACGTTGCAACAAGATAAAGCGCGAGAAGTTTGGAATAAAATCATAGGGCGCAATCGTCAAAAAAAGCTCGATAGAAAATTAAACACTGTAGGCGTGGTGACAACCCCAGAAGGCTATCGGTTTGTTTATGATAGATGGGTTAAGAATCAAGCAAAGGGTTATGAGTTAATAAAAGCTAAAACAGAAAGCAATGCTCAAAATTTACCAGATGGTTATATTGACAGTTTAAGAAACTCATACCCTAGCAATTTACTAAGTGCTTACCTTGATGGTGAGTTCGTTAACTTAACGGCTGGAAGCGTTTATCCTAACTTTGACAGAGCGCTTAACGCAACATTTGAAACGATACAGCCTAACGAGCCTTTACACATTGGCTTAGACTTTAACGTAACAAAGATGAGCGCGGTAATTCATGTGTTGCGGAATGATGAGCCTCATGCGGTGATGGAGTTCACAGGCGTATTTGACACGCCTAGCATGATACGTATTCTGTCTGATAGATTTATTAACCATAAGCTATACATTTACCCAGATGCAAGCGGAAACGCACGCAAAAGTAACAATGCAAGCGAGTCAGATTTAAGCTTATTGCGTAAGGCTAATTTTACTGTAATGGTAAACAGCACCAACCCTGCTGTAAAAGACAGGGTTTTATCAGTCAATGCAATGCTAGACAAAAGACGTTACAAAGTTAATCCAGACGCATGCCCTTCATTGGTTGAATCATTTGAAAGACAAGCGTACGACAAGAATGGTGAGCCAGATAAAACAAGTGGCTTTGACCACGTTATTGACGCGGCTGGTTACATGATTAGTTACAGATACCCAATAGCAGAGCGCACATTACAGCGCGTACAAATTTCAGGAATTTAATATGGCAATTTACAGATTATTAGGCATGGCGCAGCTATTGCTAATTGTGTTTAAGCTTACAGGCTTAATAGATTGGCATTGGGCTATTGTATTTGTAATTTGGGAAGCTTATTTAACCTACGGATTTATTGATGCGTTTATCGAAGAGTTTATGAAGGCTTACAAAGAGGCTTATAAGCGATGAAAGTTGACGCGCATCACCAACAATATGCTGAGATGCTACCTATATGGAAGCGTTGCGAACATGCTGTAGAGGGTCAAGACGCGGTTCATAGAGCCAGCACAGAGTATTTGCCAAAGCTTAAAGAACAGTCTGACGAGGATTACAAGGCTTATAAGCTAAGGGCATCCTATTTTAATGCGGCGGGTCGCACGCTTGATGGACTTGTTGGCATGATATTCCGCAAAGCGCTAGAGATTGATATTCCTGCATCAATGGAATATGTGCTTGACGACATCGACTTATGCGGTTCATCATTGCTTAACTTTTCTGAAAAGATAGCGCGTGAAGTTTTACAGTTTAGCCGCATTGGTGTGTTGGTTGAATATCCACAAGTAATAGAACAGCCTTTAAACCTAGCGTCTGCGAGTCAAAGCAATTTAAGACCGTATCTCTCCACTTATTGCGCTACACACATTATTAATTGGCGTATAGAGCGTGTAAATAATGTTAGCCAGCCCACGATGGTTGCATTGCAAGAGTCTTATGTGGTGACAGATGATGGCTTCGAGCAAAAGAAAGAGCCTCAAATAAGAGTGTTAAGGCTTGTTGAAGGCATATACTTACAGCAAATCTACAGGCAAGACAAGACTAAAAAATGGGTGCAAGAGGGTGACGACATTATCCCGCTCATTAATAACAACCCTTTAAACTTCATCCCTTTTTACGTATTTGGTGCATCATCTAATAATTTTGATGAGCAGATGCCAGTATTGTTAGACTTGGTTGACTTAAACATGGCACATTATCGTGTAACAGCTGATTATGAGCATGGTTGCCATTTTGCTGGATTGCCTACTGCTGTAGTGGCTGGATATGAAGCTAAAGAAAACGAGAAGCTATATATTGGAAGCGCTACTGCGTGGGTATTTAATAATGCAGACGCTCATGCAAGCTTCTTAGAGTTTACAGGTCAAGGATTAGGCGCGTTAGAAAATAACCTAGAGCGCAAAGAAAAGCAAATGGCGGCTATTGGCGCTCGTATGCTTGAGCAACAAAAAACAGGGGTTGAATCAGAGGGCGCTATGCAGATGCGCTCAAATGGTGAAACAAGCGTACTCGCTGGCATTGCTAACATGGTGAGCGGCCACTTAAGCAAAGTGTTGACGTTTATGGCGCTGTGGGATGGTGTTACTTATGATTGTAAAATACATCTAAACACAGATTATTTGCCCGTAAGCATGACATCGCAAGACTTAGCCGAGCTGGTTAAATCATGGCAAGCTGGTGCGATTAGCTTTGAGACACTATTCGAGAACCTTAAACGCGGTGAAATTGTTGCACAAGACAAAGACATGCAAGACGAGCAAGAATTAATCGCTAACGCGCCGATAACACTCAATGAGCCTGAATGACCGATTACTTGATGCGAATATTGACCATCAAATAGACTTACAGATTTATGGTAATGGCGTAGTTAATCGCATTATCAAGATATTAAACCGCGTTGATGCTGATTTATTTGCACAAATACAACAAAAGCTAGAGAGTTTGCCTGGTGAATCATTTACGGTTCAACGTTTAGACTTGTTGCTAACTTCTGTACGGGAATTAAACGCGCAGACATACGCGAGCATTAACCAAGAGCTTAATAGTGAGCTTCAATCGCTTGTTGCTTATGAGACTGACTATCAGCATAAGATGCTCACTAATAGTGTGCCGATTACATTTAACACGGTTAATGCAGAGCAGGTATATGCGGCTGCATTAGCTAGACCATTTCAAGGTCGCTTATTGCGCGAGTGGATGGCAGGTCTAGAAGCCGATAGAGCCGCTAAGGTGCGTGATGCAATACGCATAGGCTACGTAGAAAACGAAACACTAAGCCAGATTGTTAGCCGAGTGCGTGGCACTAAAGCGCTATTGTATAAAGATGGCATATTAGAGATAAGCCGTAACAATACCGAAACAATCGTTAGGACAGCTTTAAATCATTACAGTAATTTTGCTAAAGACACTTATTACACAGCCAATGGCGATGTGATTAAGGGCTTGAGATGGACTAGCGTACTCGATGCGCGCACATCATCAATATGTCAGTCTAGAGATGGTAAGATATACCCACTAGACAGTGGGGCAAGGCCGCCAGCGCATTTAAATTGTCGTAGCGTTATGGTAGCCGTCACGAAGTCATTTAAAGAGCTAGGGCTGAATATTGACGAGTTTACGCCTAGCACTAGAGCGAGCATGGATGGCCAGGTGCCTGCCGCTACAACTTATCAGACATGGCTAGAAAAGCAAAGCGTAAAACGTCAAGATGAAATACTAGGCGTGACTAAAGGTAAGTTGTTTAGAAATGGTGGCTTAACGCTAGACCGTTTCGTTAGTAACAAAGGCCACACGTACACGTTAGATGAGTTACGTAAAAGAGATTTAAAGGCGTTTAAAAAAGCTGATATAATTTAATTTATGAAAATATATCCATATATTAAAACAGAAAAGGCTGAAAAGTTTTGCGATGAGCTTAAGGCGTTGTTTGAGAAGCATCAGATGCACATCGCAGCAGAAGCTTACGACAATTTGCAAATATGGGGCAATAGGGTATCTGACCAGCCTCATCTTGATAGCGTAACTGTTTTTTTTGATTCTATTGAAGACTACACTAAATAAAAAGTGACATATTAAAGTTAGTATCAAACAATAAACCCATCAAATATCACTATTGTCCAGTATGCAATAGCTCAACGTGGATATGGGTATGGCAGGGCATAGAGCAGAAGCCTATCAAGCGCAGATGTTGCGTTGATTGCCTAGCAAAAGGAACGAAAACTATATTTTAACGAGCCGCCTAATAAGCGGCTTTTTTATTAGCCTCACAGTCTGCGATTGTGGGGCTTTTTTATTGTGGCAGAGCCACGCAATCATCCAGAGGATAAATGATGAGTATTGATTTAAATGCACCTGAGGTGCAAGAAGCGATTAAAAAGGCTGTAGATTCTGCTGTAGAAGCCTCAACTAAACCACTGTTAGACAAGCGTGATGAATTGCTAGGCGAATTAAAAAAAGCCCGTAAAGAATCAGCAATTAAGCCAGAGGATTTAGAAAAGGTTGAACAAGAGCGAGACGAATTAAAGAGCTTGCTTACAACAGCGCAGAAAGAGGCGAAGACAGCGAAAGATTCGGAAGCAAAAGCACTTAAAAGCTTAGAAACCGAGGCTGGTTTTAATCATAGACTGCTTGTAGATAACGGATTAACAGACGCTTTAACTAAAGCGGGAGTCACTAATCCAGCGTTCCTCAAGGCAGTTAAATCAACACTTTCAACACAGGTGCAAATCGTAGCAGATGGCGACAATAAGGTTGCTAAAGCTGGCGATAAAACACTGAGCGACTTCGTTACCGAATGGGCTAAATCAGATGAAGGCAAGCACTTTGTAAGTGCGCCTAATAATTCTGGTGGCGGCTCTCAAGGTGGCGGCGGCCAACCAAATACAAAAACTATGCCAAGAGCGCAATTTGATGCTTTAGACCATTCTTCTAGGTCTGAATTTGCAAAAAGCGGGGGCAAGGTAACAGACTAATTTTAAAGGAAATAAAATGCCAAACGTATTAAACAATCTAGCTGCGGATATTTACAAAGCAGCCGACATCGTAGGTCGTGAACTTACAGGCGTAGTTCCATCAGTAACCATCAACGGTGGTTCAGATGGCGCTGCAATCGGTGATACTGTTCGTTCAGCATTCACTCGCACCCCTACAGTTGGCACTATCACGCCATCTATGACGCTGCCAGAAGGCACAGACCAAACCGTTGATAACAAAACTTTAGTTATCAATCAAACAGCATCAGTGAAAATACCTTGGACTGGTGAGGAAATCAAACACTTACGTAACGGCGCTGGCTATGAAACTGTTTATGGTGACATGGTAGCTCAAGCTATCCGTGTAATTACTAACCAAATCGAGTCATACACATGGGGCTTAGTTCGTGCTGGTGCTTCACGTGCATTCGGCACTGCTGGCACTACTCCATTTGCGTCAAACTTTAACGAAGTGGCAGAAATTCGCCAAATCTTAGTTGATAACGGCATGCCTACAGATGGTCAAACGTCTTTAGTGTTGAATACTGCGGCTGGTACTAAATTGCGTAACTTAGCACAACTTCAACAAGTAAATACTAGCGGCAACGATTCATTGTTACGCCAAGGTACTTTATTGAACCTTCAAGGCTTGATGTTAAAAGAGTCTGCCGCCCCTGTATCAGTAGTTAAAGGTACTGGCGCAAGCTACACATCAAACACGACTGGTTATGCAGTAGGTTCAACAGCTATCACATTAATCACAGGTACAGGCACAGTATTAGCTGGTGACACAGTGACATTTGCTGGCGACACAAATCGCTATGTAGTGGCAACTGGTGTAGCAGCGCCTGGCGTATTAACTCTAGCGGCGCCTGGCTTACGTCAACCATTAGCGGCTTCTGCTGTGGCAATGACAGTAGGCAATAACGCAACAGCCAACGTGGCATTACACAAAGCGGCGGCTGAAGTTGTTATTCGCCCATACGCATTGCCAGAAGGTGGTGACGCGGCTGTTGACCAAATGACGATTGTTGACCCTAACTCTGGTTTGTCTTTCGACATTTCAGCTTACAAAGGTTACAAAAAATCAATGTTTGACATCTCTTGCGTTTATGACGCAAAAGTATGGAAACCAGAATTTGTTGCTCAACTTTTAGGCTAGAAAATGATAGCTCTACTTCGGTGGGGCTATTGCTTTAGAGCTTATCTATCTAAGGATTAATTATGATTATCACACCATCAAAACCATATTTTGACACGCTAGAAGTCGGTCAAATATTAAACATCAATATTTTATCAGGTAGCGTTTTAATTGTTGGCCATATTGATGGTGAGGCAGTTATTCGCACATCTAGCACAACAAGCACGACACTTGGCCCATATCTCAATAACATTAACTTTGAGGTTAATGCGGTTGGTGGCAACAGCGATGTGTTTGAAAGTAAGACTTCTAACTTATCAGCGGAAATTCAAGTCAACCAAGCAACAAATGAAATTGAAGGCATCATTAACCCTAAGACTGGTATTCTTGAGTCATTAAATAAAGTTTTTTACCTCAAATCAATTCCAGTAGGCATCTCGCCAAACGGCGCTATTGACGCGGCAGGTAATTTAACTCTTGTTGCAGCGCTTAACTTTTTGATGCCTCATGTTTGGATGTATTTCCCTGCTGGTGCTGTACTCGGTGGGTTGGCGGGTATGTACTATGTGCGAATGACAACTACTACCGTCGGAACGGTTTACACAAACTTTAATAACGCGACAACAACAGATTTTGAACCATTCATACCAGAAAGCCCTGTGTTGGCGGTAGGTAGTAATGTTGCATATACTTCACCAACAGCACAAGTTAATATATTTAGAAAAACGTTGCCAGCTAACTCTATGGGGAAAGATGGTAAAGTTCGCTTTAGTCCAATGTGGACACAAATTAATAATGCTAGTAGCAAAGTCTTAAGAATTAAATTTGGTGGTTTAGTAGATGTTTTTGGTGCAAGTAGCACTACAAGCTCTAACTATTCAAACATATCCTCTATCCAAAATCAAGGTGTAACAAATAGCCAATTTGGTCATAACGGAAATAATGGTGACATAGGAATTGCAGGCGCTAGGAGTACAATGTCTGAAGATACAACATTGCCAGTTCCAATAGTTGTAACAGCACAAATTGCGGCGGCGGCAACAGACCATTTATTTATGACTTCTCTCATGATTGAGGTTTTTCCTCAGTCCTGAATAACGACTTAACAACTTATTCATTTAAAAATTTATTTAACCTATACCCAAGAGTTATCCCTAGCTATGCAATGGGGATGTGTTGGATTCAATATCCAGACGAAGATACCAACCCAATAGGCCTTATAAATTATGGGTTTGCAAGGTTCAGTCAGCAGTACGGCACACGCTGGTCAGATATAGAAACCAGTGCAGGAGTTTACAGTGAAGCGGCATTAGCCGAGCTTGATAGTAAGATTACTTTTCAGCGTCAGAACGGTAAGCATGTTTGCTTTGGGGTGTATGGCACTCCTAGATTTTATGCAGATAATACGGTTAATAAACCAACAGTAACAGATTTTAACGCTTTAG